TCTGTATCGCTCAGGCGCTCGGACTTATAGAGCACCAGATTTTTAGTTTCAATTGCCACTGTATAGCTCCCCCACTTCAATAAAACGTAAAGTCACGTTGTAATAGTCATCCTCAGATACAGATGGAATTCCCTTCACTGGAGCAGCTTCCAAAGCCCCGGCTTCATGGTTAAAAATCACATGAAATTCACGTCTGTCGTGCTGATACTCAAAAGCCAGAATGAATTGTTCAGATAAAGCAGACAAGTCTTGAACCGTGCGGAAATCACGGCGTTTGATCCAGCCCATCGTGTTATCTGCCGGTTGCAGCACAATTGAACGACCTGCTTTTTTACGGCCCTCCTGGATAATGAGAGAACCATCAATAGCCCGACTCTGTTTCTGCTCAATGGGCTTCCATTCAAATTCATCAGACCATAAAAAACCGTCCTCAAGCGGGACGGTTTCTGATGTAGACACTCGTATTAATTTCATTAGCTACTCTTTTTTATCATTTCCAGTTTTCTCAGCATTGATTCCAGTTCATCACCATCATTAGGCGATCCGTACATTGTTGCGGTTTTACCATTGCCTAGATCAAACTCATAACGTACGGTTCTGGCTGGATCTGATACCGGTAAACTGGTTTTGGGATAACTGACATCCGGAGCCAGGCTGTTGATATTCACCTCAGGCACAACTGTTTTAGCTTTGGAGCTTGCACCTACACTGCCCGACTTGCCTGCATACTCTTCCAGCTTTTCCAGCTGCTCGGCAATGTACATATAATTGCCGGTCTGTTTCTGGTTGTCGTATGCAGAGACACCATAACGCGCAGCATATTCATGAGAGGCTGAACGGTAATAACCACCGGGACCCTGTTGAGCCGTCTCGAATAGCTCTTTAGCCTTTTGCCGGGCATTACCGCTATATCCCATTTCAGTCAGCTGCTGCTCAATCTCATCAACTGAATAACCGTTTTTAGCCATGACTCCAGTTTTAGAGGCTTTAAGCTTGCCCTGCATGGCAGTAAGCGCTTCTGACCAGGCTTCAGTAGAAGACTTGGCCTCCTCTCTTGCAACTTTCCCGGCCTCACGGTAACCATCACCAATGGCACTGGCTGAGTTCTCAACCCGATTATTGGCTTTGGACCAGTCATTCATGGTTTTGACCGCTGCCTTACCACTGCTATCTACTTCAGAAGTTAAGCCATGATAAGCAAGCTGGGATTCATAGGCTGCGATTTTAGCTGCGTCACCTGAAGCATAAATCTTGTCAGCCATATTGATTAAAGCCTGTCTTAACTGCTCAATCGAAGCGGTACCACTTTGTTTTAGCAAATTAAAAGCCTTCATCTGGGCCTCAGCTATTTTACTAGCTTCTTCCCTCGATGTTAGACCTAACAGTCTGTAAGCTTTTTCTACCTCAGAAATATTGGCCGGTAACTTGCCATTCACCTGATCCAGATACTCCATACCCGCCTGAACCTGCTTGGCAGAAAACATCCCCTGCTTTTCAAAAGAGATCAGCTGAGCTTTGGCGGCATCAAGTTCAGCAGGTGACTTAGCTTGTTCGGCCCACCTCTCCCATCCCTGATAGATCAGTTCAGTTGCGCGTGATCCTGTTACTCCCATAGATTCCAGACCATTTGCATAGCTATTCAGATGAGTTCTATCTGTAGCAAACTTCTCTGATACCCTGTTCAGCGCAACATCCAGATCAATACCTAGCGCTGCAGCTGCTTTGCGGGCTTTATCTGTAGCATTGGTTTGACCTTCAGTCGCGGCAGTACCTTGCTGCATTGCACTGACAATAGCCTTGCCTGAATTATCAAATTCAACTTTAAGTCCTTGAGCTGCCAGTGTGGTTTGCAAGGTTTTTTGGGTAGCAAGATCTGCAACTTTTTGGGTACCATCCAAAGCCGCAAGCTGAGCATTTATCCACTCTTGTGCAGCCTGAATCTTTCCATCGGTGATTTTCTGACTTTCAGCTTGATAGGCTTTTTCTTTGGCATCCAGATCAGCCAAACCCTTTACAGCTAAATCAATAGAGGCCTGATTACCGGATCTACGCGCATCCTCTAACTGCTGATTAAGCCTGATCCGTTCATCGCTTATCGCCTTATAGTCAGCCTTATGCTTCTCCTCTTGAGCTTTGAGTTGATCAAGTGTCTGCTGATTTTGGGTAATCCTTTCAGCATTCTTTTGTTCTTGGGTTTTGCCTATTTCATTATAAGTTTCAACTATGGCCCACTTATGTTCTTCAGCAAGTTTTTTAGCATCATCAAGATTTTTCTCGGCCTGAGCAAACATTCGGTCAGAAGCTTTTTCTGACTGATCAGCCAAAGTGTTAAAGCCTATAAACCTTAGGATTTGTGAGCTTAGGGCATACATTCCGCCAGATAAGAATTGAATACCTGATAATAGAAGCTTTAAACCTACATTAAAACCTAATGCGATATCAGACACTGCGGCAAATGCCATTCTTAGTAGATTAAGAACTGTTTCTAGACCGCTTACATCTTCTTTACCACTTAAAATCGCTGCAAAGAGTGGAGAAACTGCATCCAAAGCCGTAGTAAATGCACTCCACATAGTTTCACCTAGTGAAGCAACATTTGAGATTAAGGATTTTACAGTTTCGTATGCCTCACTTAGTGTGGATTTAAGCGTTTCAATAGTAGAGGCATCAATACTTAAAAGCTTATCTCCAATCCAAGTAAAACCTTCACTAATATCATTAATATAGGTTTTTAATATTCCCAGATTATCAGCAATTATAGATAAAGCGCCTGCTACAGATGCACTTGTACCGCTAGCCTGATCCATCTCGCCAATAAGGATTTGCCACTGGGTGGAAATCTTTTGTAGCGCATTGCTAATAGTGACTGGAAACTGATTATAGGTTTCTTGTACAGCATCAGCCTGACTATGAAGTGCCTTAACCACCCTCTCAGCAGTTAATTCACCATTCTCGGCCATTTTACGCAGTTCACCAGTGGTAACACCAAGTCCCCGCGCTAATGCTTCAGCAAGCCCGTATCCTCCTTCCATAATAGAGTTAAATTCTTCACCACGAAGAACACCGCCCTGCATAGCCTGAATAAATTGCTGAACCGCCGCTTCGCTTGCTTCAGCTGAACCACCACCAATTTTAATAGCTTGTGTTACGGTTTTGGTAAGGTCTAACGCCTGTTGCTGCGACATGCCCATGTCTTTCGCAACCACATTTAACCGGGTAAATAAATCTCCTGTAGCTTCCAGGCTTGAGTTAGTAGCCAATGCCACTTGATGCACACCAGTCATTGCAGCAGTAAAATTACCACCTTCTTTAGTTGCAATATTGATTCGTGCAGAAAGGTTGGTATATGTGTCAGCCGCCTGAGCAATTTCTCTAACACCGATACCAATACCAACGGAGGCCATAGCTCCCACAAGAGCAGTCGCTGCAAACCTGGCCGCGCCCATCCCTTTAGAAAGGTTGGAAACACCTGAATTTGCTTTTTCTGCTGCAGGTTCAACACCGTGAAGCTCATTTTTAAGCTTTTCAATCTGGTGCTCGGTAATTCTGGTAACGCGCTCAACTTCTTCTGCAGGAAGTTTGCTGTTCGCCTTGAAGTCTTCTAGCTTTCGCTCAAGTGCAGTAATGGCATCATTGATGACTGTAGGTGGTTTAATGCCTAGAGCTTCATATATTTCATGTCCGGTCTGCTTTGCGCTGGATGCAGCCTTATCTGCATTGTTCGATACACTACGCATGGCAGATGATGCTTGTGTATCAAAATCTGCAAATGCTGCTTTAGTCAGATCAACTGCCTGTTCAAGACCTTTGACCTTTTCTCCTGCAGCCTTAATTTCATCAAGAGTGACAGCTTCACTGCTTTGTTCTAATGCAGAGAAAGCATTCTTTGCTGCCAGCAGTTCACTTTCAAGCGTATTGATACTGCTGGTACCGATACTGCCAATCCGTTCAATTTCTTTAGTACTGAGATTGGCCCCATCCCCCATTGACTGAATTGCACGGGTAGCGGTCTGTGCCTCACCTACTATCTGGCCGAGATCCACCGAGCTAAAACGTTGCAACTGATTAATCGAAGACTGGGTAGCATTGTCCACGCCACGCATGGCATTTACAGCAACGTCCTGATAGTAATTAAATGCACTGGACGTTTCTTTAATAGCATCTTCAATACTTAAAACACGCTGCTTGGCGATTTCAATATCTTTTAAGGTACCATCCGTACTTTGCAAACGAACCAATTCAGCCTGAGCAGCTTTTAGAGCTGAGTTAAGCTCATTGAGGCCTTGCTCGCCAGTACTCGACATTGAACGTAGTTCACCAGCACTGATAACCGATTTATCTCCTAATGCTTCAATCTCCTTGGCCGCTGCAAAGAATTTAGTGCCCAGCATTTCTGCAAGTTGAAGTGCATCACCTGGAATGGCTTCACCGATCTCAAAGCCTGCCTTATTTGCCTTGGTTGCAGTATCCTGAAGCTCATTACCCAGTCCATCGATCTTGTTGGTAGCCTGAATAGCCTGTCCTTCAAGTTCACCAGCCGCCTGAGATACTTCACTCAGTTTACCTTTAGCCTGATCTGCTTTCTTCTGCAAATCATCAGGAACTATTTTTCCAACCTCCTGAGCAGCTTCTTCGGATGCAGCCTTCAGTTTTTCAGATTCCTGTTTTATTGCGGCATAAATGGCCTTAGTGACACTTTCAGATTCCTTGATATTCGATACATAATTTTTAGTATCAGCTTCCATCACAAGTTTAAAGGTTAATTCTTTACCGGCCATATTCTTACTCGCAATAAAAAAACCCACCGAATGGTGGGTTAGATGAAGATGTTACAAAGCACTCGAAAGCGCCTATTTTATTCTTGATTCATCATACTTCCACAGTGCTTACACTTTATTGCAGCTACTTTTATTTGCTCATCACAAAATGGGCAGTTTTTGAATTCATCCACACTGGTACTTAACGGTTTCCCAGCATTATGGGTAAAAAGGTCATCTGCAACCAATTTAGTTCTAGGTCTACTTGGTTTTGAGAATGATGGAGTAGCTAAATCTCTTTTTATATCTAAATCATTATCCCCTATATTTTGAACTAAAGGTTTTACCATAGCAGAATAAATCACCATAAAGCTTCCGATAAACAAGAACACCCAACCGTATTGTATTTGTACCGTGCTCATCATTGCTTCTGCCATACCGCCAAAGGGATTACCTTTTAATTTATCGGCAACCTCTCCTTTAATGCTATTCAGCTTATACAAAAGATATATAAAATCTATTACCACTATAAGGATTGATATGCCACCAGTAATTCTTAATAATTTTAAAGCATTAACAAAAGCCAAGATTAAGCTAATAATAGCTAAACCTAATAAAATATAGCCATCAATACGTCCGCTACTAAATATAGAAACTGAACCTACAATGGGCATACTGGCTATCGGTAGAAAAACACCAAGCAATAGTAATAATCCGCCTGCCAAACCAATTAATTGTTGTTTTGAGAATTCCATAATCAACGCTCCCAGCTAATACTAAAAACTACTTTATCGATAACAGTCACTTCATACTTTACTGTACCGATGGTATAAAAATAGCTGGTCGCAGCGTATGGCCAACCTCTGCGGTCACGCACAATATGATCCTTCGAAGATTCAGGTCGTCCAAGCACATCAAGCATGCGGTTATAGGACTGCCCCACTTCCAGAATTTCAGTACTACCCCGAACAGAACTTACTTGAATAGCAGCATAGCTACTTGTAACAACCCCTAACCCCAGCGCAACAGCTAAAATTAACTTTTTCATTCTCATGCCCTTTTTTTGAGATATTTTTGAGCATCTTAACCGACTGGTCTAAATTATCGCAATGTGAAAAAGCCTCTTTGCTCACGATGAGTCTTTTAAATCTTCCAAGAATTTCTTCAATTCTTTAGCAGATGCATGCTGAGCGGATCTCACTACACTGGTCAGTGCCGCCAGCTTGTTCCGGTAATCCTTTTGGGCTGATTTTAAATACTCAGTATAAGTGCCATAAGTCATATTCATGATTTCGGTATGAGTATGACCGGAGCTAACCAGTAACTGGAATGAGTCAAACCAGGTTGAATCATTTTCTTTTACTGCCTGCCTTTTATTACGGCGTTTAGGCTGATCTTCTTTAAAATAAGCACCGTTGACTTGCAGTACTGCTGATAAAACTTCTTTAAATTGCTGTTCCGATATTGTGGCCAGATCGATCAAACTGGTTGCTGGAAGCTTAGTGGCCAACCTGCACATACCCAGCACTTCAATTGAATAGGCCTTAAAAAGCTCAGTCAAAATTTCATCTGAATAATCTTTTCCATTTAAGAAACCTTTCACCTTTTCAGCATGCACTGCCCATTGGTCAAAGTCTTTCATCTGGATCTGGTGAATCTCAACATCATTCACTGTAATAGAGCGATTAGCTGCTAGAAAAAAATCATTCATGGTGGAATCTCGTTATTTTTGATAATTTGAACACTTGTACTGAGTGCCGTGATAAATGAAAAACCTGGTACCACCATCACAATTCATTTTCTTAAAAGCAAAGAAACTAAACAAAGATATGATTATGCAGATGGTCAGTAATAAGAAAAATAATGCTGTGGTTTTATTCATGATTGAGCACCATAAAACACAGGCACAAAAAAAGACGCTTATGCGCCCCTGTGCCTGTATTGAGTTGATTAGACTGCTGGAATTGTTACCACGTGGCCATATAAACCTAACTTTGGATCTATGCCACGTTCTGTATCAGATAAAGCCTGACCCGAGATTTCATACTGACCCAGCTCTTCATGAATCAGAGGGAAAGTGGTTTCCGGTGATTTCTTGGTTCGCCATAAACGAACGGCCATGTGTTTACCATTTGCCGTATTGATTCCCTTAAAGAATAGTTCGTACTCTTCATCAAAATCATCTGCCAGCGTGGTATGAGTTACCGCACCTGTTTTGTAGCTGGCCAGAATCGGCATGGTCAGATCAGCCACATCATGGAAAATCACAGTACCAAATACTTCATCCACTTTATATTTTGATGGATCAACTGTCTTGGCAGCACCACTAGTCGAGTCCTTAAATGAAACTTCTTTCAGGTTATAGCCATCCAGCTGTATTTCTTCACCCGCAACCACCGTTCCAAGGGAATCATCAGTCACCGTATTTGTAGCGACTTCAGTGTTAGTACCTGAAACGATATATTCCAGATTCTCTTTATTTACTTCTTCCAGTGTTCCATTGAAACTTACCGCTGTGGTATTCACCATAGTGAAGTCAGTTGTACGTTTACCTGATGTTGATTCTTGATGCTCGATCACATCAGCATCGATCTCTAGCTCAAAATCGGGCACATTACCAATATGACGCATCGCACCGGCAATGCCACTCGACAACTTAGATAAGTAAAACTTACCCTGCAGCGAAATATATTCCTTAGCCATTACTTTTCATCCCCTGTGGTTTTCTTGGCTGAAGCAGCTGGCTTTGCTTCAGGTACTTCCTGAATCACGCCGTCTGCCAGTAATTTTTTGATTTGAGCATCATCCAGTCCACCGACGAACTCACCCTTTTTAAACCGGCCTACAGGTTGTAGTGCCGTATATTGTTTTGCTGCCATGACTGGCTCCTAGATAAATCGTTCTGATTCAAATACTGCGGTGAGATATGCAAAACCTGTACTGAAGGCTTCTTTCACATCAACCAACATCAATTCCCCACGTGCCGAGGCTGGCTTCCAGCCTGAGAGCAACTGAATAACATCTTCAAGAAGATTACCCGCCTGATCTGTTACCGCTGAACCATCTATAGACTGTGAACGGGCATTCTTACAGGCTACGGTGACCGCCCACTGCTGGCTGATCATGTTCATTTTCCCCTTGCCCGCACTATCCTTAGGACGAATCCGTACGAAGTTGACGTGAGCTGATGGGGTTACCTGAGACATTTCAGTCACCAGTACAGAGTTCAACGGCGTATAGATCTGCTTGAAATCCGGAATCTCCTTGAGCTTCTCGGCAATTTCTCCACGTACTGCAAAAAAGTCAGACACCTATATGCCTCCCGATAATATTAAGGATCTCTTCATCATCATCCTGATTGATGCCCAGAAAGGTACGAGAAGGGATATTGACCTGTTTTACTTTCCTGAATTGGCCACCCACCGCAAAGGTTAAGTACTCCGCCGTTTTAGGCAGAATGATTGCACCAAAATGAAAAACATGGGCGTACATTTTGTTTGAACCCCACTCAACACCATCAGGGCGCAGGTTATAGTGCAATTCATTCATTAATTCCCCCGTATCACGGCCTGTTTGACCATTTTGCATCCGGGCCCGCCATGACTGTTTCCATGGGTTACCGTCTACATCATGCTGACCGATAAACCGGTCTTGAGTGGAATAAATTCCATAGCCACCAATCTCGACAAACATATCCTCCTTTCTGCTGTCGAAATCGGCCATGTGTTGCAGTACTGCCATTACCGCAGATTCATTGTCAGGACGAATTGTTATAGCAAAAGCCATACCTCCTCCTTATTTAAATGAAGGCATCTTGTCTAGCGTTTCATCACCAAACACGCCTCCTATATAACTGGTTCCGATGGGCATTGTGGTAGGCCGGCCCTTGGGCTGATCATCTACAATTTCATTGGTTGCGGTCTGGATCTGTAGATGTGCTTTTTCATCTTGTACCCGTTCAAGAAATTTAATCGCATCTTTATAACGGTTACGCACTTCTTCAGTGGGTTGCTGGTAATAAAGCCGGTAACGGGCAATATCACAGGCCATGCGGTTCAGATTACTGGGCACATTGGGAAGAGGTAGAGGATAACGGCCACCGATATAACCGTTAATCTCTTCTGCTGCATCCTGAAGTGCTTCATTGATAGAAGCTGCTGCATCTGCATGCATCAGCTTTAGTTCTTCAATGTCATCAGCAAACCGCTTCGCCATGTCTGCTTCTGTTGCGTACATAGATCACCTTACTTGGCTGCATCAGCACCCTGTTCAGCTGGCTTGTCACTGGTCTTAGACTTAGACGCCGGCTTGGTCTTTTCAAGCTCAGCCACTTTTGCCTTAAGTTCAGCAATTTCCTGCTCAGCTTTGGTTTTATCAGCAGCAGCTGTCTGGTTGGCTTCAGTTAAAGTAGCATTTGCAGCTGTCAGCTCTGCATTAGCCTTTTCAAGCTCAGCCAAACGTGCTGCAGTACCATCTGCTTTAGGCTCTTCCGGCTCCTGATATTCTTCAATAGCCCCAGATGCTAAAAGGGCCTGAAGTTGTTTAGCTTCAAGCCCTTTGATTTCATCACCTGGCATAAAATGCCCGATGGATTGTTTTGCTGTGTACTTCGGCATTTAAGCCTCCTTATAGAGTAATGAAGCCGGTCCCACCAACGACACCGTTCTTGTTAGAAGGAACAACCAAAGGAGCAGATTCAGTCATCAGCATGATGCCGCTTGGATCTTCACAGTACCACTGACGGTCAAAGTACTGCTGAGCAACGCCGTTGGCCAACATGTTTTTAATCTTACAGTGAGCAACCGAACCATTGGTATCAGAAATTAAAGAGAAGTAATCCTTAGGAATAAAACGATTCACCTTACCCTTGTTGCGGTAGGTTGCGTCATATACCCAGAATTCGATTCCATCAAAAGTACCTTTGAAGGTCGCTGACTCTTTGACACCAAAGCTTGGTGTAACAGGAACAGAAATGCCCGCATACGGCGTGATGAATTCTTTTTTGAATTCTTCATTATTCCAGAGAGCCGCCCAAACCAAGCCAGACATAACAGACAGCTTAGCTTCACCACCATCAGCAGCCAATTGACGTTCCAGCATGGTACGGATATCCGTTACCGGTTTGGCACCCGCTTCATTCCACGCGGTAAGCGGTGTATACGTCAAAGATGCATCACGGCGGTAATCCACCAGGTTATATTCATAATCATCTGAATGCAGTAGGTATTGACCATTTTTTAGAAGATTAATGGCCATCATCAAAACCGAGTTATCAATCGCATCATGGTTGCGCTTCATTACCGAAATCTGGGCAATAATCATTTGCTCCTGTTCCGACAGTCGCTGATTGCCAGTAGAAATAATACCTGCAGTACGCAGACGCTCAAGCAAGGCAATTTCAAAAGTTTCAGCCGGAGCGACCTGATTTTTTGGCTTGTAGTAGGCTGGTTTTACATGACGCACTTCACCAGATTGGGTGGTATCAAATGGCTTACCAGGCTGTTGAGGTGAGACTAGTGGGGCCAGATCATGTTCGGCTGATACTTCTGCCAGTGGTACATCATCACGGGTGAATAACGGGCGGTTCGGGAAAAGCTTGTCTAAAAGCCATGTATCCATCGGACGGTAATTCGAGTGAACCAGCGCGAGTTCACCCACATCAAGCAGTTCAAGCGGAGTACCGTCAATATTAAAAGACTGTGGCATGTTAATTACACCTTAGAAAGTTCGATTTTGTTTTTAGTTGCTTTGGCACGGGCAGCGTCATATTTCGCCTTGTCCAGCAACGTCCCATTTAAAGATACGGCCTCAACGTTAAATACGCCGCCGTAATACATTGGAATTTCAATCCCGTCAGCCGCTTTAATGGTTGCTTCGGCTGCGGTAACGTTCTGGCCACAGATCACATCCCAGGATGATTCATCTGCAGCATGAGTCAGTACATTGTCATCTGACAGCGACAGTAGATCGCCGTAATTGTAGGCGGTACCGGCAGTGACCTTGGCATTGGCACGGCGCAGCTTTTCATTGTCTAGCACCAACCGTTGGGAGGTGATGGTTAGCTTTGGAATAGTAATGCTCATGAATTATTTCCCCTTGTTTTGTTCAGCGAAGGCTTTTGCACCTGCTGTGAATTGATGCTCCTGGTTACCGCCCTGTCCGCCTTGTCCCTGTCCACCCTGTCCGCCAGTAGCCTGATGATTGAACAGGTAGTTCAGTGCAGGATTTACATTTGGTGTTTGTTGTTGCTGTTGGCCAGCTGGTGGTGTTTGATTACCCGCCGAGAACTGTTTAAGTGTGCTGGCCATCAGCTCAAATGCATCGTCTGGCATGGCAGCGAACTTAGACTTCTCTTCGCTACTAAACTCTTTGCCCAGGTCTTTAGCCAAAGCATCGATTTCGGCATTACGTTTATCAGCGGCAAACTTTCTAATCTGTTCCTGCAAACCTGTAATGGTCTGCTCCTGCTCCTGGAGTTTTGCTTTTGCTTGTTCTAGGTCCACGTCTGTGTCCTCTGGTTGGTTAAAGTTTTTGGGTGAGTGACTAGCTGCCACGGCGTTGGTATTGTCATCTGCACCTAAAGCACAAAATGACACTTCACGGATACGGCCACCCCGAAAGATGGCAACAGGTGCCTGGAATGTCCTGCCATTCACAATGACTGAACCTTCTTTAACTTCTTCTACTGTAGTGGGATAAATCCGTACTGACATTTGCCATGGAAAGTCATCATCAGAGTCCTGGGCGACTTGAGTTCCGAATTCATTTGAAAGTAGATTGCCCTCAATTTTGAGGCCTTCTGTATGGCTCACAGAATATGAATTGATTGCTCCAGCTCTTTGACTGGTTCGATGCTCTAGCAATGCGGGGATACGGCCTTTGATCTGGATCGAATCAAGGTCAAACACCACCTTGTCCCAATACCAGTGGTCAGTAATTGCTTCACCGCTATAGGCAATACCCGAGAAGGTCCGCTTCTTTTTCCCTTCCTCTGGTTTGTCTACACTGACTTGGCCAAGCTGAAAGCAAAACTGATCTTGCTCCTGCTTAGCTTTTTCATTTGGATCTGCCATTTTTCATGCTCCATAAAAAAACCGCCAATTAAGGCGGTTTTGTATGTTTGTGATTATTTAAATACTTCGAATTAATGCCAAGAGTTTTCCTTCAGTTTCTTTAGTGTGTTCATAGAATACTGAGTTCTCCCTTTTAAGAGCAGAAGTCAATGTATCAATGATTTTTAGCTTCTCTTCTAGCGAGTAATCTAACTTTACTTCAGCACCTTTAGATAAATCATTGCCCAAAGGCACATTTCCATTCGATACATCTGGATTTGTCGCTAAAGCATTTGAACCAAAACCACGACCTAATTGATGACAACCGTCTTCATCTACTTTTAAAGTCCCCATCAGAAGCATTCGAAGATCTGCTCGATCCTCTTTTGATTCTGCAACAATTGAATCGATGTTTAATCCAGTTAATGACATGCCATTTTTATACAGGACACTCATTCCATTTTTTAAAATAAGCTTCATTTAATTCACCAATGTCTTCAATGTATAAACCATCTGCCCTTCAATTACTTCAATCGAAACAACTTCAAAAGACAGTCCAATTGGAAATAAAACACCCTGTCCAGCATTTAGCTTATCCAGATCAATACCTAAACCCTTGGCATTCTCAATTCGAATCACAATATTTGAGCCAGAACCTGCAAGCAGTAACGGCGCATCCAGTGTAATGACCTTACCTACCTCCAATGATGCAGCGTAGGCTAGTGAAGCTGATCCGGTCACTGTCGCTGTACTATTTGATGCTACTGCCTGTAGCCTGCCTAAATCTTCCTTCAACCAGCGTTTAAGTACTTCCTCAGCCAAAGTGATAGGTGGTTGCTTTAACTGCGCCGTAAGAGCTGAATCATTGCCCTGTATATAGTCCAAAAATGTACGAATCGCACTTGGCCGGATATCTGGATCAAGTGGAATAACTGTATTGGCCACCACATCAAATAAGTCCCGGGTACTATCATCCATTGGAGCAAATAAACTGGCCAGCTTTTTACTTGCCGTCCACTCGGCTTTGATAACTTCCTTCTGCTCCAGCAAAAACGCTTTATCCAGGTCAGAATCCAGAATCTTCTGGTCCACCAAACCAGACAGATCGCCATAGGTCATTGGACTGGTACTCCAGCCCATTTCCTCAGCCACTTCCGGTAGCTGATCATCTGGGGTAATACCGTATTTTTCCGCCTGCTTTTCAGTTAAAGCAATCACTGTACAGCGACACATGAAGCCCCACGGCGGGCAATACATGAGCCAGAATGGATCATCGATATGACGAATAATCCGGTTCAATGCCAGATGACTTGGACGGACCCGGCTATCATCGATAGCTGAGTACATCAGGTATGGTCGTTTGTCTCTATTGCGTTGCTGCTGTTGCCAGCGTCCATGACTATACGCCGTCTGAATATTAGTCCTAAAAACATTCTTGAGATAAGGCTCACTGAGCTTGATCTCATTTTCAGCGACCAGTTTCTTAAAGTCCTCAAATGTCGAGCCATCTGCAATAGCCTTGTTTACGGCAGCTATCACAGTCTGGATCTGTTCTATGCTCGATAAAAAACTGACCGTGGTGGCCAGTTGTCGTGTCTTGAGATCCAGAGAGTAAAACTCATCAGGCAATACAATTTTACGAGACCGGGCAAACTGTAGGGCCTCTAAGAATGTGACTGGCTTCATTTCCCCTCACTTGCTGTCATATACCCCAGCACATCACCTGCATATAAAGCCCGTTCCAGATTCGCCGTGAACTGCGACTGATTGGCATCAGGCATAAGCTGCATGAGATTAAAAGCCAGCTCTTCTGGAGTTCCACTCTTCTGCAGAAGCTCATTTACCTGGGCATTGCTTAAGAGTTCCATGTTGCGCTGTGCATCAGTCAGCTCTTCTACTTCCTGCTGTTCAGGTGATAGCTTTCTGGTAGTCGCGGCAAAGCTAAAGGCTTTATGGGGTAGTGCATTGAATTGCTGTATTGGAGTGATATCTGAAGCTACTCCAACCTTAAAATGCTCAGGCTTGATACCGTAGGTTTCAATGATGTACTTGTCATTAAACTGCACACCTAAATCCTTAAGCTTCAAGTCCCGCTCGACCACTTTGACATTGAGGTCCTGTTCACCGCCTAGAATGATCGTATGCTTATCAAATCCATTGAGGATACAAAGAGCATCAATCAGTTCCTGAACTGTCGGTGAAATCATGCGTAAGTCAGAATTACGTTTATCCATCCGGACTTCATTGTGCACCACTCCAAGCGCCTTACTTCCACCACCGTCATTCTCAGATGTCATTGTTTGACCAAGAACAACTTTCTGCACACGTCGGACCATGACCTTATCAAAAGCTTCAAATGCAGAAGCACCTGCACCAGAGAAGTTAGTGCCCACTGTAGTTACTTCATCTTCTGCAGGAATTGATAGAATCGATTGTGCATGAGCATTCAGTAAAGCAGAGGTCATCGCATCAATATCTTGCTGCTTACGATTTTGACCTCCCACCTTACCGATTAATAACGGCGAACCAAATCGTTCCAGGAACTTCACCCAGAATTTAGTGGAGCTAGTTTTGAAGTACCAGATCCAATATAGCTTGGTGAGTAATGCTTCCCCATAAGGCTGTTTATAAGATGGTTTACGCCGTGTCAGAAAGAACTTGAGCGGATAAGTTTTAAATACATTTACTTCAGCACTGGACTGTGGCTTACGGAAGATCAGTTCACCATTATTTTTAGGCTCAAACCATTCCAGAGGCTTGACCATAATCTCGGCAAGAGTAAACCGGTTATTCTCATCAATCTTGTAGTTAGCTTCCAAGACTGAGTAACCGTAGGGACACGCTTCCCATGCACCCGATACAATTTCAAAATGCCATTTGGTGAAAAGCTCTTTTAAGAAACGAGTTTGTTCACCATGATCTTCTACGAACCGCCATGGCGCATTTAAAACTGCATCAAGCCGGGTTTCCATTGCCTGTGATATTTCATCATCCGTCATTAGGACCAAAAGACGTTGCCGAGAAAGTCCAGCTTTACGCAATACCTCATCCACATCAGCGGCTCGTCCCATAGCAAAAGCAAGATTCTCTACCGCTACACTGGTCATTAAGCCTGCTGATTTTGGCTTTGTCTCTTTCTGTTTGTTTTTGGATTTTGCCATATTAAAAACCTTGTTTAGAATCTGCGTGTACCACCTCCACCTGGTATTAATCGGGCAGGCGGCCTTATGTCACTAAAGCAAATCATGACACCGTCAGCGCGGTTCGGAGATAGTGCACCATCGGGTTGTTTATTCACTAAAATCTTGCCAGCACCATTCTTGCTATAGGTAGGCTGTGACAGTTCTCGTTTAAGTTGTTCAAGCTCTTGCTTGTTTATGTCTTTGGTTGACAGTGAAATAAGACTATCGGGGTCATACTGCATTCCCTGCAGGGCTCGATAAGTATTCTGAAACCTAAGACGCAATGACCACCACATCTGGGCTTTAAGATTGGCAAAGAAGTCTACGTTTTTACGTGCCTCAACCATTTCCTGTTCCGGATTGTGTACTGCCCCTGATCCCTGAAACGGATTAGCTTCGATTTCTGGAATGCCTTTAGCTTTATTCAGCTCATTAATGACACGTGCATCACCACGCACACCAGCACCCAGACCATCCGCATCATAGAAAAACATATTCAGTTTTAAATCTTGGCATGCATCTATGGATTTTTGAGTGCTACCGAAAATATCATCACCAACACCAGACCAAGTATCCAAGTACTGCAGAACAATTCCGTGACGGGCAGCAAATGAGTTTTTATCCTTGCCTTGATCTGCTACATCCAGTGCACCATTACGCTCACCAGAAGGCTCTATACCAAGCTTTATGTGAGCATCAACAGCAGCCTGCACCCATGCAGATGGTATCAATACCCCCTCAACTGAAGCAGCGTAATCAATATCAACCTCTTGGGCTAAAACAATGTCATCCAGTGTGGCCAGTTGTTTTTCATACCACGGGTAAATCAGCTTGCCATTAAATTCGCCCTGCCAGTTTTTATCCGGATTATCACGCCAAGCCATAGTGAAAACGGCGTAACGGCCACTGAAACGATCCTGGTGAAACTTGTCACCAATACCATTCGGTGTTGATCCTTTAATATGGACATTGGTGTTTTGTGATATTGCCGCATCTACGGCTTCCTGACGTTCTACAAATGCCCACTCATCCAGAAAGTACATTGTGGTCCGTCCTCCACGGCCAATATTATCCCCTGCTTCACCGGTGACCGTTGCGCCGTTGTCTGGATTAATGATCCGCATGTAATTGTCATGCACTTTTTCAATAAAGCCCTTGGGCTTCATCCAGGTTGGCAGCTTGGAATACATATCCCTGAATTTATGAAGCAGTGTTTTTGGGTCACCCTTCTTGTCAACCAGATCCTCTTTACGGCTCCCCACACCACCTGCAAAGCCTTCTACAAATAACCACCGGTGCAAGTAAAAGCCCAATACAACATAGCTCATACCTTCATCACGGCTTTTTTCAATCAAGCCATGTGTCTGAGTACTTTCACGTTCAATTAACCAATCTACAAGTTCAACCTGACCGGGACGCAAAGCAAAAGGAATATTCGCTGGTAGGCCAAAAGGCATACCACGTGGATCATAAGTCCATACCCAATGGTTGAACCAGTGTGCCGGATCGTTTTTGCATTTATAGATTTCAGCTTGGATACTTAATTCATTCTGCTCTATCAATAGCCGGTAGTAATAACGACGTGTCATTTCCTCAACAACATCAGGCAAACGTGTATTGATCGTCCACTCTTTAATAAGTGGTGCTATATCTTCAATTGCATAAGTCATAACTTGCCATTAATTGCTAAACGCGAAAGCTCCTGAGCAGACAGTCCAGCGAGCTCATCTGGGGTGAATTGATGTGTTGATTTGGTTTCTTGCTGGATCGGGCCGCCGTCCTTACCGGTGATTTCTATTTTCTTTTCATAATGGCCTTTAACGATCTTTTGAATTTGATCAATTAATTTAATGGCCAGCACCACGTTACTTTTTTTTGCCACCAATAAATCGCTCAAAATTTGTAATTGAACAATGTCATTAGCACCAATGATATTTTGTAGTGGTTGATCTAAATATTCCTGTCGGGCCACTTTAAATAGGTCGACGAACTCCTGAGCCAAGTCAGCTCCAGCTGCTTTAGTAGGGTCGTAATATTCCACCTGTTGAGGTGAAACATCCAGATTAAACTTTTCCTTGATGTCCTTCACTACTTCAGAGGGGGTCATAAACTGTGCAAGTGACCGAACTATAAATACTTTTTCTGCTTTTTTAAGCCTTGCCATAAGTCACCATCCATCAAGGAACATCAAGGAAAGTGGGCAAAAAAATTTAAAACTACCCGATCACACACGTCCCACAACACGCAGCAATATTAGTTTCAGACACAAACGGCGCATTCTTCGCAATTTCCAGTAAACGCTTAACTGACTCATCAGCTCCCCAGCGTTTAGTCTCACCAAAGAACACCTCGACATCGTGGCCAGCCAAGTAATGCTTTGGTAAGCCGGTCATATCGCTATAAATGATTTCGCCGTCCTCATCACGTTCAACACCAATATGATAAAGTTCATGCTCAATCAAACGGCAGAACTCCCGATCATTAGAGTTTTCGCAAAAGCTTGCGTCTACTGTAATGAGATAAACAGGCACATAGCCGAACCAGTCCTGCATCTGTTGTTCCTGCCTAGCCTTTTTCCAACCACCCTGGTTAAACATCACTTTTTCACATTGGCCAAGGACCATACGTTTTTTCACTACTGCCGCAGATGAAGCCCAAGCAAATGCCAGGAAGGTTTCATCATCATGAAGCAGCTCAGCGATATGATCATGGTCCGGATTGTGCAGCTGGCCACCCAGCGTCAAAAAGTTTTTAAGCACCCATTCTTTTAATTCAACGGCGGGGGCCAGCCGGATTACTTCCTCTTCCTCTGCCTGATCAATCAGTTCCGGCGGCGGGAATGGTCTAAACTGTTCCATCTTCTAATCTCTCTAACTGACTTCGAATCCAGTTAATGGCATAACCTGATTCAATTTGATGAGGTTCAAGGCGCACAAATTTATATCCCATCTCTTCAGCATCGTCGTATTTGAAAAATGCGTTTGCTATTTTCTTTCCACCACGACCAACTGACCATGGGCTACCTGCGACTTCTATAAGAAGATTCAATTTCACAATATAAAAATCAAAGCGCCAATTTTTGGTTGATTCAAATTGAAACTTTCTTCGATAACCAATTCGATGTTCTTCTAGCTCTTGAAAAAGGGTTTCTTCAGCTTCGAGATATTTTTGAGTTGCCTTAGGTAATGGTTTTGCTCTTGCTACCTTTTTTAATGGCTTCTTTTTGGTTAGAGCTTTGTATTGGTCGGCATCCATCTTTAAGTCTTTCCATCTTTTCCAAAGCTAAAAAAAATCGCTCATCAATGTGAGCGATCTCTTCTTTTGTTTTATCTCTGGTATTCACACAACCAAAGTGATTAGCTTCATATTTTGCTTTAGTAATCTGGTCTCTTAGATCCATAGCTCACCTTAATAAGAAAGAAAAACCCCGCCAAGTTAATTCGTATCTGGGCGGGGTTTCATGTGCCGAAATCCGGCAAAATTATTAATAATTCATAATAATCAGTTCTTGGCTTTTTTTACCGTTCTTGTCTCTTCCAACAGTATAAGAGATAGATGCAGTTTCAATATTAAAGTCCTTAAATGTATTACGAATATCTGAATGGTCATTTAAAGAAACCATAACCTTACCTTGACTATGACGCATCTTTTCAGCCATTAACTCGTATTGCTCATAAGGAAATTCGCAGCCGTAGCCAGCCATATCCCAATACGGCGGATCTGCATAGAAAAAAGTATGGGGTCGGTCATAACGGTCAAAGCAGTTATCCCAAGACAGGTTTTCAACAAATACGCCGTTTAAACGTAAATGAGCCATACTCAGGTTTTCTTCAATACGCAAAAGATTAATAGAAGGTTTGGTAGTAGCTGTACCAAAATTTTGTCCAGAAACTTTAGCTCCAAAAGCATGTTGCTGAAGATAGTAAAATCTTGCAGCTCGCTGAATATCAGTCAAAACCTCTGGCCGTGTTTCTTTCATCCATTCAAACATCTGACGACTTGAAAGACTCCACTTGAATTGCCGCATGAACTCTTCCAGATGATTCTGAACTACTCGATATAGATTGACCAATTCGCCATTTACATCATTTATCACTTCAACTTTCGCTGGTTCTTCTCTTAAAAAGAAAAGTGCAGCACCACCACAAAACAATTCTGTATAGCAGGTATGTTTAGGGAACTTTGGCAATAAATTTTTAGCTAGTCGGCTTTTACCACCTTGCCATGGAATGATCGGCTTAGTTTTCATTAAAAATTTCCTGTGCAAAAGCTTTCGTTTTTGATAGCCTTCGCTAATCGTGTGCACGATAGCTGGGCTTGCTTTTGACAGTCGCTTCTGTCAGGAGAACGGCACACTGTGACAGCAGTGTGTCGTACCCAGTTTTACTCGATACAAAAAAACCCGGACCATTTAATAATGATCCGGGTTTCTTTTTTCAGGTATTAAAAAAGCCCGCAATTGCGAGCTTTTAAATTCTTACCGGGCGATCAATTTATAAAACGCCCATTTTAGAAATACTTATACTCAAGTGTTCTGTTTGTGTCAAGCTACAGTTACTTTACTTTCTTCCAGCTCGAAATGAAATGCTCGACTTAATCGATCTCTTATTTCATTTTCCCACTGCGCTACAACAGACTCTCCCAAAAGCTCATATTTTACATAACGTTCTGAGTAACCTGATTTAGAAACTTTTAATTTTGCGATATTAATCTTTTCATTCAGAGTATAAGGACGTTTACCTGTGCCTTCACATTTCAGACAAAACTTTGAACCTGAGGGATAACCTTCACTATTATGAACCTCAAGTTTTCCGATCCCCTGGCAAGCTCCACACATTGCCTTAACGAAAAGATGGCCACGCAAAACTACCTCAGCCATTCCTTTTGCTATATTGCTTAAATCACCTTGGCAGTTATTCGGCTTAAAGTTATTTTTGATCATTACTTTATGGATCTGGCCAGCCAGAATATTACGTACACGGAAAAAATCACCAGAGCTAATTTCACCCTGTTTAAACTCTACCTTACCTGGTTTGTCAGCAATACGGCGCTCATACTGATAGTTAAAATCATACTTACTATAAAATGTTTCCGTCTGTTTTTCTGAAGGTGTAATAATCGCGATACGTTCAAAGTCTACCTTTTCTACCAGCAATGAAGCCCACATACGTGCATGCGGTTTAAGTAAGGCTATTTCACCCAAGACAATATCTTTTGAAATCTTTTTGCCATTCCCTGCACCATTGGCGATAGCAAGGCGTAAAAACTCTAAAAAATCAAATTTCTCAACTAACATAGTCGCCCCTACTCTTTAAATAATTTACATGTATGCTGAGTTCCATTTACCCAGTAAACGTCTTGATTTTTACAAACTTGAATCGTATTCCATCCACTAAGTACAAGGGCTATAACCGCAAAGACAATAAATCCAATAATCCATAACCAATCATTATTTTGCTTTCTCACTCCAACAACCCCTTTATCTGCCGAACCGCCAAACCGCTTTTCACTTGCTCTGTACTAAACCGGAAAACCTGATAACCCAGCACTGTGGCCGCATTGTACTTTTCCATATCGTGAATAAACCCTTTACCCCGTGTATGCCTGCCACCTCCTGGCATCCAGATCCCGCCCTCAATCTCCACTAAAATCTTTGTTTCTAAAATATGAAAGTCTGCTCGCCATTGTCGTTCAGGGTGAAAGTAAAACTCCTGTACGAAGCCAATCTTGAGCGCTTTAAGATCGCTGGCCAGCTTTGCCTCTCCCTCACTTATAGTCTTCTCCCCCTTCACTTTGTTCTGCCGTTTGGCCTTTTTACGTGTCTTGGTACCGTATAATTTCCGATACTCAGCCGCCGAAATGCTTGTCATTGAGACCTCTTAAAAGCAAAGGGGTATAAACACTAAAATCACTATCCTGTAAGGCTTTTTCTACTTCACCAATTAGTCCTAAGGTTTCATCTTCAATCATGAATTTACTGATACATAAGCGATTGTCACTGCATACGCTTAAAGCCTTGCTAATCTTCCTGTCAGCTTCACCAGCTTTCTGCAACAAGACAGTATTCTCGCGACGGCAACACTTAAGCTCACTCTGCAGTTGCTCGGCCTCTTTTTTCATTTCGATATAACAGGCTTCCATGCGATCCGTAGCAGCTTGAGCCAGTTCAACCTTTTTCTGCAGCCTGGAAATTTCCTTGTCTTTGAGAATAAGTAAAGCCTGATTCGCCAGAACTCTGGCCAGTAACTCAACTTCTAAATTTTTGATCATGCTATTTCTCCAAATAAGTCAGGCTGAGATGAAGTCTGGTTTATTTCTTCAATTAGTTTTTTTAGACGTTCTTGTTGTAATGGCCCATAGAACTTATTTAACTCGCAACCCAAATACTGACGACCATGTTTTAATGCAGCAGCTGCTGTTGTTCCGGATCCCATAAACGGATCAAGTACAAGATCATTGTCTCGAGATCCTGCAAGTACACACGGTTCGATTAAATCTATTGGGAAAGTTGCAAAATGAGCGCCTTTGTAGGGTTTTGTGGATACTTGCCATACGCTACGTTTATTGCGAGTGAGCAAGTCATATTCACTATCAGCTCGTTCCTTACGGTGTACCCCATAGGCTTGATTAGGAATTTTTTGCTCACCTTTGCTATTGGATCGTTTAAATCCATCTCTTGAAGATCTTGAGCAAACCGCTTTCATTGCGCCGTTTGGTTTATTTAAAACTCTGCTGCTACCCTTTTGTTGATCAACATTTTGAGCCAGCCGTTTTAATGAACTCTCTGCAACCGGTTCTTTAATTGACTCATGATCAAAGTAATATCGGCGTGATTTACTAAATAAAAAAATATATTCATGTGCCTTAGTACAGCGATCAGTAATGCTTTCAGGCATTGGGTTAGGCTTAGACCAAATAATATCTTGGCGTAAGTACCAGCCATCGGCTTGCAATGCAAAAGCAACTCGCCACGGAATACCAATTAAGTCTTTGGGTTTCAGATTAGACTGGGAAGTATTTTGTTTAGGTAATATCAAGTTTTTGGTTTTAGGATTTTTCCCATCATTAAGCCCGGTTCTGGTCATGCCACGTCCCGAACCTGCATAACTATCACCAAGATTTAACCAAAGTGTGCCGTCATCATGCAGCAGCTCACGTACCAGCCGGAATACTTCAACCATATTCTGAACGTATTCATCTACAGTGACTTCAAGCCCAAGCTGCCCATCTACACCGTAATCACGTAGGCCAAAATAAGGAGGTGAAGTAATACATGTTTGGACCTTAATATTTTCGTTAATCATGTCAGTCATCAAGTTACGGCAGTCACCGAAGAAAATTTGATTCATGCAAACTTCCTCCCATTCCGATAAATCTGAGCAACCTGAGCTTTCAACTCTTCAGGAATTGGGGAGCCTTTGCGATTACGTTCAGAGTATGCAAGCTGTTTCAGTTTCTGCTGTCCTTCCTGCTTTGGATCGACCCATATCTGTTGTGTTTGGCCTAAAGCTTTAGCTTGCTCAACGTAATCCTCATACACGCCCTTAAATGCAAAATGAGCGGCTTTTTGCCCTTCAACATTCAGAATGTGTAGAACATCATCTAAAGCCTGTTTGGTAATCACCGTAATCTGTGTTTTTGGCTTGTTCATGAACTTGAGTGCCTGTACCCATGCTGTATCAGCAGTCATCCAATAACCCATTTCACATAAAGCTCTGAAGCGTGGCAATGTTGGACAAAACTGCTCTGAACGCATACGATCCAGACCGTTTTTGATTTGATCCGGTGTAAGACCTGCTAAAGTTTCAGCTGCTACCATGATCAGTTCATCATCTTGGTATTCAGCATATTTTTTGTTGAACTCAGAACCAAAACGGCGCTGCATCACTTCAAAAACTAAACCGCATAATTCAGGATTTTGGCGCTGTGCAGTAATTTCATTTCTGATCTGGGTGATATCGAACATTAGTTTTTCTCCGACATACGTTGAGCTGCAGCCATAAAATCTCTACGTCCACCAGTATTTGGTTTTGCAGCAGTTGTGGTTTTGCCAGCTTTCTCCTGTACTTTGCTTTGATGGTTTTTCAAGAATGTAAGCCAGGTACTGATCCAGCTTTGTGGAGTTTGGACAGTTTCATTTTTCAAAGCCCATTGACCCAATTCTTTGAGTAAGCCATGAATCTGTTCTGAAGAGAGATTAGGAAAACTTGCAACAGCCTGTTTTGTGAAATCGTCTGCTATCGGATAATTATTAACGAGCTCATTAATCGAATAACGTCTTGAGTCTTGCGGATAGTATTCGATGAATTGCAGCATCGAACGATTCTGAGCAATAAATGTTTTTTCACACGGTTCATCATTAATATTTATTTTAGAATTTTCTTTTAAATATATTTCTTTTACAGAGTGACATGGCATGTCACTGGTGGTAGTAGCATGTGATGTCACTGGTGCAGTAGCATGGCATGTACCAGGTACATCAGATGCAGCTACATGGCATGTCACTGGTTTTGAGTTTTGACCAGTAACATGAGATGTTACTGGTTGCTCCTGACCACTAACATGGGGTGTTACTGGTTTAATAGGTAAGCGGTTTTCGAAAGTAAGACTGTAGACATTACTTTTTCCAGTTACTTTATAGATACTGACCAGTTGATACTTAGCCAATTCAGCCATGTATTTGCGTATGGTACGGTTATCTCTTATACCGGTAACTTTCATCACTAATGCCTCGCCCATGGATTTTTGCTCCAGGTGAAAGCCATTGATGTGGCGATTTAAGAAAATCAGGCACTTGATAGCCTCGCCGCTTAAAGCAGCCAGATAACCTTCATCACAAATAAAATTAGGGAGGTCTGTATAGCCCTCTTGCTTTTGTGTAGACATTCGAGCCTCTCTAACTGGTTGCTGAGGCTGTTTAAACGGGATTACTTGAGCTGCTGTCATACTTCACCCGCCTTAGGCTTCACATAGCCTCCAAACGCCTCTACCGTTCCTGATTTCACCAGACTCGCTACCACTTCACTGGCCATCCAGTCGTTAATACGGCAACGGCGCGCCAGCTGCTCAGCCAGATCAGTTTTTCGTACAGCGGCGTTGTTTACGTCCTGATTACGGACACGCAGATTGTTTTGATTACGCTTAAACAGCTCATCAAGAATTCTTAAAGCCGGATCATAGAAAGACTGCACTTGTTGCATGTGTCTATAATCAGCGTTATTGATTGCAGAGTTCATATAGCCTCCGTAACAAACAGTGCTACAGGTTTGACAACACAGCGTTTAGCTTTCCGACTTTTTAAAAGAGGCTTAGCCATTGAACTGCTTTTATCCTGTTTCAGATCAACAGGTTTGCTATTGCTAGCGGGTTCTGATAAATTCTTTTTCATAATTCATTCATGCCTGTATGAGTTAGAAAAAGCCTGATTTCGCACATCAGGCTTTTTCATTTTGTGCAGCAGCTAAATATTTCTTCATTTGCTTATTCGCTGCCAGATCAACAGCAGTGATGAAATCAATCATTCTTTGTGCAATTTCGTGAATTTCTTGATATTCCTCAGGTGTCACCACTCCATCTTCATAAGCTTCATAAACTTTCTGATTGACCTGACCACTGCAAATGTTGTGCTGCATCATTGCTTCAAAAATAGAAAGCTCACGATGCTTATCTCCATCACAACCTGCCGGAACTAAAGCGAGATTTAAGCTATGCGCCCATACTTGGAGTACTGCCGGGTTTTTGGTGTATTCGAGCATGGCCTCAAATTTTTTAAGACTCGGCTGATAATCCATATTCGGATTGCCATAATTCAGAACGGTTTTATGAGAGTCGCCCAATACTTCAGCAATCTGTTTTGCATCTATGCCTGGTGTATGACGGATCATCTTGTACAGTGCAGCTTGTGCTTCTTTACTAAATTCCATGTGTGAATCCTTTTGTTTATTCACGTATCTTTAACTTGCCGTTATGGCCATACTTATTGAGTGATTAGGCAACATCGAGTTTTGAGAATTCAGCCCTCAAACTTGGTCGAAGGTCCAAAGCAGAAAATTTATTTTTCGATTGTTTTTGAATACGCAAAGCAATCTCGACAGATACTTTTCCTGTAGAGAGAATGTAATTCACAGATGGCTGAGTGATTTTAAGAGCTTCAGCAGTTTTCTTTTGATTACCGAAGTACTCGATCACATCTTGAAATGAGATGGTTGTCATATAGAAACCTCCTTAGAGTTTTCTATAATTTATAGATTATTCTATTTATTGTCAATAAATCAAAATAGACATTTCTATTTTATAGTGGTTTATGCCCATAACCAGTAAGTTGTACAAAGGCCGTAATTACTAATATTATAGATAAGGCTATAAAATGAATGCAGAGAACACACGAATGTCTACTTTAGGTCAAAGATTAAAAGAATCTAGGTTAAAAGCCGGCCTAACTCAGAAACAAGTTGCTGAAGCAGCTGGAATGAAACAGCCTTCATATCAGTATCTTGAAAAATCTGACACTAATGGGAATAAATCATCTTCTTATTTACCTGAAATCGCTCGTATCCTAAATGTAGACTTTTATTGGCTAGCTACAGGAGAAGGTACACCTGAAATAGATCTAAAGTTAAAACAAATACTTGAAAATTCACCAAATATTACTGTAAATTCAAATACTAATAACGAAGAAAGAATATGGATTGACCTCGTGAATATTAGATTCGCTTGTGGAGATGGAGAATCCATTGAATTTCACTTTGATGAAGTGATTGGCAAATATGATTTCCCTCCTGCGTTTTTTAAAAAATATGGTGTTAAGCCTGAGAATATGAAGCTTGGACTTGCCTCTGGTGACTCTCAAGAACCCTACATTTGTGCTGGAGATATTTTTGGTATAGATCTCTCTGATGTTGAAATCAAAGATGGTGAGTTCTATGCAGTCTATTTCGAAGGAGAAGCAATGCTTAAGCAAATACTTAAGGAAGAAGGTGGCAAACTAATTCTTCATAGCTTAAATCCTAAATATAGAGATAAAACAATAACGGCAAATAATGGTGCTAGTTTTAGAGTAATCGGACGACAATTTTATAGAGCTGGATAGAAAATAAATCACAATCTAAACCGCTTCGGCGGTTTTTTTGTGCTTAAAAATAAATAATTTTTATTTTTTACAAATTTTTTTATTAATATATCAATATTTTAAAACATTAAAATAAAGAATTATCTATATTTTATAGAATGTTCTATTGACTGAATAAATAGAATTATCTATATTTGCCTTGTACCCAATAAAAAAGCCCGCTCAGACTGGAAATCAAACGGGCTTTTCAAAAACTACGAGGCTATTATGAAACAACATCACCCAAAGAGTCAAACCACCCAGATTCTTTTTCAAGAACCGACGGCTGAAGAAATGCAAAGCAAGCCCGGTTCGGTCTTCTCTAATATCTGCGCCATTTTACTTATTGCCAGTTCAGTCTTTTCACTGGTATGCATGCTGCGTAGCTGTGCGAATGAAGCTGAAACTCAGGCAGTCCAAGCTCATGCTTATAACGCGAAGTTCTCTAAAACTGATTCTGCTTTAGTTCAGGTTGTGGAGGCACGTTAATGAATGCAGCCGTAAATCCAGACAAAATTATTCCAATCCGGGCCAGCTCCCTGTCCGACCTGTTTGACTGTCCGGCACGCTGGGAAGCCAAGAATCTTTTAAACAAACGCACTCCAGCCGGTGCACGTACGCGCTTAGGTACAGCAGTTCATGAAGCAGTAACCCAGTGGGACTATCTGAACCTGATCGGAGAAGACGTCACCCTGGAAGAATGCCGCGAGATCCTGCATCACCAGATCTGGCAGCCAGGTGAAGAAGTAGATTGGTCCGACCTGGACCAAAATGCTGCTGAGGCAATTGGTCATTCATTAATGCAAAAGTACATCACTCATATTGCGCCAACCCAAAAATTTATAGGTGTAGAAGTGCGCTGTGAATCTCTCATCCTTGCTGATCTGGGCATTGAGCTTACAGGCACCATTGACCGCATCTATGAAAATAATGAGGGTGAACTGGGCATTGGCGACCTTAAATCTGGCAAGAATGCTGTTGCTTCAGACGGCACAGTCAAAACCGTAGGCCATACACCACAAATGGGAATTTATACCGTATTGGCCAGTCATGCACTGCAAGAACCGGTGCTGGCCCCTGCCCGTATCTATGGCCTGACTACCGGAAAAACAGATAAAGGTCAGCACGTCGGTATCGGTGAAATCGACTCACCTGCAGAGGTACTTCTAGGTACCGAAGAAGAACCTGGACTACTGCACCACGCAGCAAAACTCATTAAGCACGGCGTATTTTACGGCAACTCAAAATCAATGCTCTGCAATGAAAAATTCTGTCCTGCATACGCTACCTGTAAATTTCGTAAGTAATTAATTTTTTTAAAAATAAAGGATACCACAATGACTTCTCAAGTAATGACAACTGAACAGCTTCGTACTCAGCGCAAACCTGAAAATATTGAAGCAAACTTTAATACATATCGTGGTTTCCAGGCTATGCAACATATGGCCACAAGCTTGGCTAATAGTACGATCATTCCTGAAGCATTCCGTAGCACAATTATGGTTAAAGACCGTTACGACAAGGAAAATAAAAAGTGGACATACAAAACTGAGGAGAATCCAAACGGCGTATCTAACTGCATTATCGCCTTAAATATGGCACAGCGTTTAGGTGCAGATCCTATGATGATCATGCAAAATCTTTATCTGGTCGATGGTCGTCCAAGCTGGTCCAGCCAGTTCATTATTGCTGCAATCAACAGTAGTGGTCGTTATAGTCCCTTACGTTTTGACATTACCGGCGGTGATGAAGAAATAGAAGTTCCTTACGCTGTTACTGAGTGGGTTTATAACCGATCTACAAATAAAAAAGAGCCGGTTGAGTCTAATCAGGTGGCTCGTGTTAAGAACTATAAATGTGTGGCTTGGGGGATTGAAAAGGCTACGGGTGAGCGTCTGGAATCTACACCCATCACTATGGAAATGGCAGTTAAGGAAGGCTGGTTCCAGAAGAACGGCTCTAAATGGCAGTCAATGCCTGAACAGATGCTACGCTACCGTGCTGCATCATTCTTTGGCCGTATTTATGCACCGGATCTGTTAATGGGTTTACGAACTCAAGAGGAAGAAATTGAGTCAATTATCGATATTACTCCTGAACCGACACAGCAAGAAATGCCACAGACACTCGATAGTATTAAACAGAATGTGGTTAAAGAAGCCCCTGTAGAACAGCAAGCCGAGCAACAGCCAGTTCAGGAAGAAAAGAAACCACGTGCACGTAAACAGCCAAAAGTTGTTGAAACTGAAAATGTCCAGAATTCTACAGAGAATAAGGTCGTAGATGCGGAGTTGACTGTGGAAGATCTTAAACGGCTACAGCAAGAAGCAGAGAACTTGATCCAGCAAAATAAAACATCAGAAACTGCTCAGGTCGATGTAAACAAGTCTGCTGAAATTAAAAAGAGCTATATGAAGACACTCACCAGTACCGTTCAGGCCAGCTCTATTAATGGTTTAAAAAGTCAGATCGAGAAGGAAACTAAATTAACTGAGGTCGATAGAAATTACTTATTGGCTTACGTCAAACAGCGTCTTGATGAGGAAGGTGTTTATCAGCAAGGACAGGCACCAGTAGACAAGATCAAGAGCACTTCTACCCGGGCAGGACTGGAACGAATGATTGCAGATACTCAGGATGTGCATCAGCTAGAGACTGAAACAGCTCAGAGTATTAAAAACCATAAGGCCAAAATGACAGTGGAAGATTATAACGACCTGTTGAGTCTCTACGCACAGCGCAAAGAAGTGCTGTCACAGCAGGATATTTTCGCTGATGCGGTAAGTCTGGTGGATTCCTATATAGCCCATATTGATGCTGCCCAAAATGTAGACCGTCTGAATGACATCATGAGTGATCCGGCAATCAATAGCCTTCCAGACGATGATACGGCGCGGATCAATGAAGCTTATGACCGTCGCTATGCAGAGATCAGTGAATAAGGGCCATGTCGCCCTTCGGGGTGGCAAATTCCATAATAGATATACGGCGGTATCACTATGAAATATACATACTCATCTATCACCCGCACCCTGAC